AGTACTGACTACTCCCCAAATAAATGACTCGTCGGCCGATCATCAATACATCTTTGCGGCAGCCAACTTAGCAGCAGATCGGACTGTATCTTTACCCTTGCTGACGGATAACGACACTTTTGTTTTTCTAGCGCACACACAAACACTGACAAATAAAACCCTAACTTCTCCAGTCATTACAGGCGGCTCTATCAACAACACGCCTATCGGAGCAAGCACCGCCTCGACAGTCGTAGCGACTCAAGTAAATATAGAAGGTCAGGGTGATCTTAGATTACAAGACAGTGCAGGATCGGAATATGTAGCTTTACAGGCTCCTGCAACATTAAGCGGATCGTACACTCTTACTCTACCAGTAGACGATGGAACTGCAAATCAAGTTTTGCAAACAGACGGATCAGGCGTTACGTCTTGGACAAGTATTAGCTCGGCAGGAATTGCAGACGGAAGCATAACTACTGCAAAACTAGCAGATGATGCTGTAACTCAGGCGAAGGTTGCAGACGATGCCATAGGCGCAGATCAACTGGCTGCCAGTGCTGTAGTAACTGCCTCGATAGTAGATGATGCAATTACCTCGGCAAAATTGGCGCATGCTTTAGATGTCGTGACGTCCCTTGGAATAGGAGGAGGCTCAACTAACGGAGTTTCAATCACTCAAGGCGCAATCTCTATAAAGAACGGAGGGGCGCAAAGCTACATTGATTTTTATTGTGAATCAGGGAACGCACATTACGCAAGGCTCTTAGCCCCTGCACACTCTGCCTTCTCATCTAACATTACTCTTACCCTCCCGGCTGCGACAGACACGCTAGTAGGTAAAGCAACCACTGACACCCTTACGAACAAAACTCTAACCTCGCCTAAAATTAATGAAGATGTGGCAGTTACTGCAACTGCAACAGAAATAAATATTCTTGATGGCGTTACGTCTAGCACCGCAGAACTTAATATTTTAGATGGCGTAACAAGCTCCACCGCAGAAATAAATATCTTGGACGGTGTGACGGCTACTACAGCAGAGATAAATTATCTTGATATAACCACGCTTGGAACAACAGAAGCTAGTAAAGTCGTAACTTCAGATGCTAATGGCGTCACAAAGTTTGATAACGGTATTCAAGAAGAATCAACAGCAGTTACAAGCTCTAGTAATGCAGCAACTCTTAATTTAAGAGATGGTTCAGTTTTTACACATACTTTAAGCGAAAACGTAACTTATACATTTAGCAATCCTGCTGCTTCTGGCTATGCTTCTTCATTTACATTAAAGGTTACACAAGATTCTTCAGCTAGAACCATTACTTGGCCTGGCTCGGTTGATTGGGCTGGAGGTACAGCCCCTACGCTTAGTACAGGATCAGGGGATGTAGATGTCTTCGTTTTCCTAACGGTTGATGGTGGTACGACTTATTATGGATTTACAGCAGGGCAGGATCTAAGTTAATGGCTTTTCTTTCTGAAAAACTTATTTCTGCATCTGGCGGTGTTGAAAAAACAGATGATGACTTTAATCTAGTCACAGGGCTATATCATTTTGATGGATCTAATGGAGCGCAGAACAATACGTTTTTAGATTCGTCTAGCAATGGATTTACTGTTACGCGCAATGGAGATACTACGCAGGGAACCTTCAGTCCTTTTTCAGCAGATGACGGCAAGTGGAGTGTAGAGTTTCCTGGTGGAGGCACATCAGATGTAAGTAGAATTGCTCTAAGTAGCACAAATGAATATGTGTTTGGAACAGGCGATTTCACGATAGAAGCATGGATTTTTCCAAAGTCAATTCTTGCATATCCAAATGCAAATTTTATTTTGGATTTTCGTAACAACAACGCTGGTTACAATATTGAACTTTATATGTTCATTGCTTCTCAAGGAGGGACAAACAATCTTTACGGAACAGTTGGTTCGTCTTCAGGGACAGGAGGAATAACATTAGGCGCATGGAACCATATCGCAATTTCAAGAGCAAGCGGAACACAAAAAGGATTCGTAAATGGCGTAGAAAAATTCTCTGCTTCTGACACAGCTAACCATCAATATTCTGGAAGCGGAGTTAATATTGGCAATCGTTATGCATCAACTTGGAACCCATTTGACGGTTTTATAAGTAATGTCAGAATTGTAAAAGGAACGGCTGTTTATACAGGAAACTTCACCCCTTCCACTTCTCCCTTAACTAATGTAACTAACACAGTCAATCTAGGATTGCGCTCTAATCGTTTTGTTGACAGTGTTTCTTCTGTAGTGCCTTACCTAAACACAACGTCTGGACCAATTAAGATACAACCTTTCTCACCCTTTGCGCCTAGTTCGGCTTATGATGCGGCAACTAAAGGAGGATCAGGGTATTTTGATGGGAGCGGGGATTATCTTGATGTGGGATCTTCAAACGCAACACAACTTGGGTCAGGTAATTTTACCGTAGATTTTTGGATTAAAACTACTGATACAAGTTTTAATATTGCCAATCCAGACAGCGCAACTGGCTCAAGTTATTGGGGTTTGTTGGTACAAAGTGGGGATCTTAGGTGGAATGATTCTTATGCTGTGTCTAACAAATGGGTGGTAGATGGTGCTGGTCTTTTGGACGATGCTTGGCATCATGTAGCAATTGTAAGAAACTCAGGCACGATTGCTGTTTACTATGATGGAACTTCACAATCAGTCCAGAGTGGATCGTTTAGTGACTCAACTGATTACAGCGGTAGCGATGGATTAAGAATAGGCTCTGGAAATTTAAGTGCATTTAACGGTTATTTAAGTTCTTTCAGAACTGTGAACGGAACGGCAGTTTATACAAGTGCATTTACTCCTCCAACTGCTCCCTCCACAGCCATTACAAACACTAAACTGCTTTTAAACTTTACCAATGCCGCTATTTTTGACCAAACAGGTAAAACAAATGTAAAAACAGTAGGCAATGCTCAACTAGATACGAGCGTTAAAAAGTTTGGGACAGCAAGCGTTGAATTTGATGGAACAGATGATTATATAGAAGTCCCACCAAGCACTGCAATATCTCCTCAAAGAGGATCATGGACGTATGAGTGTTTTATCTACCCAAAAACTGTAGTGGATGCTGGAGGCTACGGTTGTATTTTTGATACAAGAACCAACAATCCAGATAGTGACGGAGTAGTTCTTTTTTATGTCGGCATTACGGGTCAAAAAAGACTTGAGTGCTACGGCCCTGCCGCTGGAGGATATTATTTTTCAACCGCAAATAATTCTATAACGCTAGATCAATGGCAACACGTAGCGTTAGTTTTTGATTTAGATGCCACTAATTATCCAATTACTTGTTACGTAAACGGTACGTCAGTGGGGTCAAGTACAAATAATACTTGGTACACAAGAGATTCAGGCCGTTTAAGAATAGGCGCACAACACGATGGAGGGCTTGAATTTACAGGGTTTATAGACGAATTTAGGGTTACAAACAAAGCAAGGTATACGAGCAACTTCCAAGCACCAACTAAAGAGTTTCCAAATAGGTAAATAATATGCAGATAGCTATAATCAAAGACAATAAAGTAGAAACCATAGGGGAACACAGAGAGCTATTTAAGAATGTTGCTTTCCCTAAGTCTGGGCCACCCGCTGATTGGATGGCAGAAAACTCTGTAATGCCTGTAACAATGAGCCGTTCTTACGATAGGATGACCCAGAAAAGCACGAGCGTTGATCCTTATATAGAATCTGGGGTAGTTTACCTTCATAAGATAGAGGCTTTGTCAGACAGTGAGAAAACAGCCGCACAGACAGAAGCAAATAACAGACAGGCAGAATTGCAAAGGGCAGAACGAAACAGAAGATTAGCAGAGACAGATTGGATGGCGCTAAGTGATGTCACGATGTCTGAAGATTGGAAGACATACCGCCAAGCGTTAAGAGATATTACGAAGCATGAGAATTGGCCCAATCTAAAAGTGCCTGACATGGATGGTTCAGGCGAGAACGATTGGCCAGTAAAGCCTAGCTAATGGATGATTTGAAAGCACATGAAAAAGAGTGCCTGATTCGATACCAAAACATTGAACAGCGAATGAATCGGATTGAGATGAGTGTCTATGCGCTCTATCCTTTTTTCGTAGGGAGTTTGATAGCTGCAAAATTTTTAGGTTAAAAAAATGATCTTTGAAGTAGCCGGGATCATCAGTGCCATTAGCTCGATTAACCAAGCGGTGAGTTTAGCAAAAGACACTCAGCAAACGGCTGCAACAGTTGGAGACATGATCTCAAATCTGACAAATGCTGAGTCTCGCATTTTACGATTTGAACAAAAGACAAAAGCTAAACGTCCTTTGACAACCGCTGAAGCAATGAAGATCAGCCTAGCAAAAAGGGACGCTCAAGCAATTGATCGAAAACTGCATGATATGTGTCTCAGTATTAATGGAGGCATGGAGCTTTACCGAAACGCCCAAAAGATCAAGGCAAAAGCTCAAGCAGATCACGCAAGGTTTTTAAAAACAGTTGCAAAAAGACGAGCGCAACGAAAAAAAAGGATCGAGGAGTACGTCACGGCTTTCGCGATAGTCTTTGCCATGCTTTTAGTTTTGGGTTTTGCTTATGCTGCTTACGAATATGCTTATAAGCCTTATCAACTCAAAGACGCAAAAGAACGATTGCAAAAGGCAAAAGAACGACAAAAAAACATAAGGCAATGCGGCAGGGTTAAATGTTAAATGAGCAAGCTCGCTTTCGCCTTAATAGTTTTAATAGACGGCCAGCAACAAGAGGTTAGCTATTGGGCTGATATTTTGAGATGCAATCAATTTAGTGAGTGGGTAGAACACGGACACACTTACGCAAAAGAAAAACGATATAAGAAAAGAAATTCACAAGTGAACATCACAAGTTACTGCAAACCAGTGTTTGTGAACGCTAATACGAAGTTACTAAACTAATGTTTACGAACTGGCTCAAAAAAAAATACTACTATGACTACAAGAATACTAAGAGATCCAAAAGGGATCAGGGTCAACCCAGAAGCAGAGCCTCTTCGACAAGTAGTGATCGATATGTTTTCTCTAGTAAAACCTTTTTACTCGAGACAGACAGCAGCCTACACAACAACCGGGGAAGCTGCGTTAGAGATCGTTGAGGTTGATAGTTCAAGTACCGTGGTAGTGAGTCTCCACGTTTCACCAAAGGACGGACAACAAGTGATAGTCAAGCGCATGGGAAGTGGGGCCGTGACAGTAGATACAGCAGGAGCCGAAACAATAGACGGATCAGCGTCTAAGTCTATTGCAAGTCAGTTTGATGTCTTGAGAGTTGTCTTCTTAGATGCTTCAGGCGAATACGTGGTGATCTGATGGCAATTGATACAGACGACATACC